CTCGTTGATTGGGGCTATGGTGACACGCTATAATTGACGTAGAGTAGAGAGAAAGGAGCAAAGTGGCAAACACAATTCGTACACCGAGACTGGGTACTAATGCTACGTCTCGTCGCATTGCGGAAGCAGTGGACGATGAAGACTGGCAGCGCTTCAGAGTGTCGATGAAGGGCACTACGACGGAAACAAAGTTGAGCATGCTCAAGAAGTACTGGTGGGATCATCATACAAAGGCGGGCATGCAAGACTGCGGTAACAAAGACTGCGATGTCTGCATTAGGGTAGACAATTACATCAAGGCGCTTTGTCGAGGAGGGCAGCTACATCCAGGTGAAGATCTGTACACTGTCTTCTTTGCAAACTGGAAGCCGCAGATTAGGCGGTGATCCATCCCTCTCAGCACTCGGAAGGAGTGTTCATGGATGAGCAAGAAGGTCAGGTAATGTCCGTCAAGGCATATGCTGACAGCAGGAAGCACCAACCACAGCTCGTACATTACTACATTCGCAAGGGAGAGATCGAACAATTCCCTTGCCCATGCTGTGGTAGTAAGGTCATCAACGTCGCACAAGCCGACGCAATCATGACGAGAAAGGGGAACAGATGAATGTAGCAGACATCGTTGAGCAACTTCGTACAGATGAAGCTGTCGTTGATGCTTACGATACCTACGTCAATATTTGTCACGCAAACGGACAGACTTCGATCTTCTCCTTCCGTGACTTCGTAACTATCGCTACTGGCAGGGCTCTGCATGAGTTCATTCATGTCCTTCAGGAGCGAGAGGCTCTGCACAATCTCGGAATGGATCATCTTCTGGGCGAAGAGGGTAATACTACCCATACTGCCTTGATTGCCGTCGGGTCTGGTGTACTGGCTATGCTGGCAATAGATGCAGGCTTCCGAGAGGCTGACTTCGAGATGCGTGAGAAGATCCGTAAGATCGGGGAGGCTGAGCAGCTATGACGTGCTCCTCCTACACTACACTTAAGTGCGACAGTATGTTCGAAGGCGAGCGTTGCGATCTGCGCTTCGTCCATAACGGAGATGCTGGACAGACTAGGGCTCGAGCGAAGAAGGAGGGATGGCTCACAGCTGTAGTCATTCCTAATCCGCTCAAGCCCTTCGGTGCCGTTAAGCGGCAGGACTTCTGTCCGCTCCATCGTTATCAGGCGGAGCAGCTATGAGTGGCGGATGCGGATGTATTTGCAACTCAGGAGGCTTCTGCGGCGGATGTGGTCATAGAGGTTGCGGAGGTAGAAGGAAATGATTCCGCTCCTGTGGTCTTGGAGAAGGTTGGGGGCCCGCGATGGGTAAGTTCGAAGGGTTCTATCCCTTTCAGACAGAAGACATCGAGAAGATATCCAGGCAGCCTTCTGGACTCATTGCATCACAGATGGGTACTGGTAAGACGTTCGAGGGTATCGAGATCGACGACCAGTGGTATCAACAGACTAAGGCCAAGGGAGAGAAGCCTGGGCCGACATTGATTGTTGCGCCACTAAATACTTTCTCAGGATGGCAGGAGAAGTACGAGATCCTCAAGCCTGATACCGAGGTCATCACCATTGATCGAAAGTCTCGCGAAGAGTTCATTCGTAAGATCGAGCAGCGACGTGGTGACGTATTCCTGATGCACTGGGATGCGTTGCGCTTGATGCCGGAGCTTCGGCGTACGATGTTCAATACGATCATCGCTGACGAAGTCCACAGGGCAAGTAATCGAGAAGCGCAGCAGACAGTGTCGCTCAAGAAGATCCCACGAAAGCATGTACTAGGTCTATCTGGTACAGCTGCGGGCGACAAGCCTGACGGGCTCTGGTCGGTGAACAATCTTCTGTATCCGACATACTATACGTCCTATTGGCGGTTCCGAAAGCATTACATGGTAGAGGAACTTCAGCCACAGGGCTACTCTAAGATCGTCGGACTCAAGAACATGGAGAGCCTTCATGCAGAGATGGCTCCATGGTATGTTCGCCATCTCAAGAAGCAGCAATGCTGTCCGCATCATCCTGACGGAGTCATGCCATGGCTGCCTGATAAGTCTTACGATTACATCTATGTCGACTTGTCTCCCAAGCAGCGGAAGATCTACGATCAGATGCATAAGCACTTTGTAGCTTGGGTAGGCGAACATGAAGGTTCACCTCTGGTGGCTAGTGTAGTCATTGCACAGCTGACTCGTCTCTCTCAGATCAGTCTTGCTACACCAGACTTTGACGATGAGGGTAAGGTCATTCTGTCGGAGCCTTCAGCAAAGATGGATGCTGTCAAGGAACTGATTGACGATCATGGCGATAAGGTCTTTACGGTCTTTAGTGCCAGTCGTCAAGGATGTTACTTGTTCGAGCAGAAGTTGAAGAAGAAGGGCATTTCAGTAGCAGCTTGGACTGGCAATACTAAAGAGGCAGACAAGGTAGCCATTCGTAATGCTTACCGTAGAGGCGACATTCAAGTCTTCATCGGGAGCATTGCTGCGATCGGTGAGGGGGTAGACTTCCTGCAGGAACAATGTGACACAGGGATCTTCCTTGATAGGCATTGGAGTTCTTGGAAGAACGAGCAGGCAGAAGATCGGCTTCACCGAGATGGACAAGATAGTAACAAGGTGCAGATCATTGATGTCATGGCTCGTAATACTCTTGACTTTGGTCGACATACCAAGATCAAGAACAAGTGGTCCTGGATCAGAGAGATCCTTGGTGACCTGAAGCATGCACAAACTAGAGTAGCCGAGGAGGCTGACTAATGAGGCACATGTATCATGCCAATCCCCAGTCGACGAACATTGATGCGCTCCGTGAGGATGCCATTGAGCGTTCGACTAAGGGCGATTGGAGAGGGCGTAAGGAATCGGTTACCATTCACCATCATTACCACGACACTCCGTGTGCGTTGAGTGTGGCCGATCCAACGCAGTATAATCTATTCAAAGATCAGATCCACGAGTTCTTCGTGGCACCGGAGGAAGGGGATAACAATGGCGGAAGTGATTAAGAAGAACCAGAGAGTGTACTGTTCTGGAGAGTACCTCTCTACGTTCGGTCAGACGGGTACAGTCGTTGATAGCGATCCGCGTTGGCGCCGTTGTCGGGTTAAGTACGATGACGGCTTTGTTACGGATCATAACTGGGAGAGTCTGGAGGTCATTGACTGATGGATGCATTCATGCAAGCGCAGCTTCGCAGAGAGGCAGAGGCTTCAGTAGCTCTGGATCGAGACGCGCGGGTACAGACGGTCGCCGTTTATGGCAAGCCTGAGGGCTGGAAGACCTATCAGGTTACGATTGGTCTGAAGTATCGAGACGAGCCACATCCGTTGGATGATCGGCTTAGTCCTGATGGTTGGATCGAGCTGTGGGCTCCTGACGAGCGGCGTGCTCGAGAGATCGTTAATTCTGTCATGGATCAGAACTGGGCATTCCTTTACGACAAGGAGCGCGATCCTATCCGCATTGCACTTTTTCCGTTGGGGTGTATGGCACACATTCTGTCTTACAACAACCTGAACAACTATCAGTTGATCTGGGCACTCTAATGGCAATGTACGTTCTGCTCTCGTTTGCTGATGACGAAGATGCAATGCAATTCGTCGAAGCTAACCTGAGTGATCCGATACTTAAGGTCGAAGGCATCTACAAGAAGCCGACACAGTTCTGCAATCCGATGGACACTACTATTCATGGTACACGTCGTGTGCAAGGATGGACACAGGGCCAGAAGTACGGATGGTGGATCTGTAGCCGTTGTGGTAAGCCGTCAGCTGTGGCATCTAAGAATATGCCGAACGAGATTGGAGGCTGGAACTTGTTGGACAGGCTCTTTAAGAAGGAAGAGGAAGAGGTCGTACCTGATCCTCAGGACGTCTACGATGATAGGCGTGAGCATATGGATCGGGACGAAGGACTACATAGTTAGACGGTCTTCGGGGAAAGCTAAAGTCTAAACTTGCTTAGCCCCGGCTTCATGTGCTATTATATAACAAGCTCACACATAGAGGAGAGAATGTTGGAACTCGGCGAGTACATAGATCGTAAACTCGTTCATGAGATCCATACCTCGGGCCGTAAGTCATTCCGTACTTGTCGGCGTTCGTGGGACTGGGTATTCAATAAGCAGTACTATCCGATCACAACTGCAAAGCCGTTGGAGTTCGGTTCCGCCTATCATAAGGCGATGGAAGTTTATTACGACCCGAAGACTTGGGGTTGGGATGCCGAGCTTCGTCAGGCGTCTGCCATCGCAGCCTTCGAGGAGATGTGCGAGAAGCAGAAGGCCAAGGCTCTTATTGAGTCGATGTCTCTTGATGCAGATGTCGAAGCTGACTACAATGATAGAGTCGACCTCGGCGTTGGAATGCTCCGCTATTACTTCTCTGACGTAGCCCCTGTGGTTGATAAGGGCTGGAAGCCTATCTATGTAGAGGTCGGCTTCATGGTTCCGATTCCTAATCCATATACAGGCGAAGAAGCTATCTGGTGCAAGTGTGATCAGTGCTGGGGACGTTGGCATACTCAGAACTCTGGTTGGCATCCCGGTATGGAGATTCCAGAATATGATCCTGTGGATCGTGCCAACTTCAAGGGACTTCCGGTTGTTTATGCTGGCCGCATTGATATGATGGCTGAAGATGAGCAGGGCAATTACTATCTCTTCGACTGGAAGACAGCTGCTCGGCTCATGGAGAATCATGAGTACCTATACTTGGATGATCAGATTGCTTCATACTGCTGGGCTATGTGGATTCTCGGCATTGACGTGAAGGGCTTCATCTATCACGAGCAGCGCAAGGCTTATCCAATTCCGCCTAAGAAGAATAAGCAGCAGCGCCTTGGGTGTTGGTACTCGGTTAGTAAGTCAGAGCCATATGAGTACGAACTGTACAAGAAGACTGTTGAAGAGGGCGATCCTCAGGCATATGCTCAAGGCCTCTATAATGATATGCTGATGCATCTGCAGAGTGCGAATGCCCGCTTCCATAATCGTTTCCGCGTTATCAAGTCGCCTGATGAGTTCGCAGAGATCGGTCGTAATATCGGGCTTGAGGCTCTTGAGATGACTGATCCGAACTTGGCCCTTTATCCGTCGCCTGGTACCTTCAAGTGCAGCTTCTGTAGTTTTCAGACGCCTTGCATGGAAAAGAACACTGGCGGTGATTATCAATACGCACTTGATACAATGTTTGAACAGCGTGAGGCATACTATGTACGTAATGAGCCCTCAACAGATAAGGTAGACAGATAATGGGTGAACGCTTGACACCAAACACACTTGCAGGATTGCAGATCAAGAGAATCGAAGAGCAGCCTCCTTTCTTCAACATGTTGTTCTATGGCGAGTCAGGAGTGGGTAAGACAGTCTTGGCCGGCTCGGCATCGGTAGTTCCTGAGATGTCGCCGGTGCTGTTCGTGGACATGGAAGGTGGTACGGCTTCCCTGCGGGCCACTTATCCAGATGTTCATACTGTTCGTGTTACGACGTGGAAGGAGATGTCTGAGCTTTATGAGGCTCTCTATCATGGCGGACATGGTTACAAGACAGTCGTCCTAGATTCGCTGTCCGAGATTCAGAAGTTCAGTATGTATGATATCATGATGCAGCTTATGCAGAGCGCACCGGATCGAGATCCTGATGTGCCGAGCATGCGTGAGTGGGGAAAGAACCTCGAACAGATTCGTAGGTTCGTTCGTGGCTTCCGTGATATGCCTAATATGCATACGATCTTCACTGCGTTGGCTCAGACCGAAAAGAATACTCGGACAGGCCAGCAGACCACCGGGCCAATGCTTACGGGCAAGATGGCTAAGGAGGTCCCCGCGTTTCTTGACATTGTAGCGTACTACTATGTCAAGGATACTAGCAATGCCGAAGGCGGTACTGATCGTGAGCGTCTCTTGCTGACGACTAAGACCGATGAGTACATTGCTAAGGACAGAAGTGGAAAGCTTCCGCTTGTTGTCCAGTCTCCTACTATGCAGTCGCTTTATGATCTTATGACTGCAGGAGATAAGCATAAGGTCGAGTCCTCTACCGTAGAGGCCGATATCAGTGAACTAGTGGAAAAGGAAAAGTGAAATGAGTGATGCACCGCTGAAGATCAATCTGTCGGACGAGGAGCTTGCTTCTGAGGGTCGTTCTTTCGATC